ATAACCCTAGCGACTATAGAACACGTCAAGGAATACGAACCTGACATCTTAAATTACGGCATAGCTGATTTTACCAACGAACTGTTAAAAGCACAAGAAGATGTGTTGAGAGATTTACGCATCAGATGGTGGCCCACACAACAAATAGGATTGTTTGATATCAAAGTTTTAGGCACTGGCCAGCAGGAACCTGACGAGGACCTATACAACACCACTCAATTTAGAAGAGCAACTGCCTATCAAGCATTGGGTTTTCACATCTATCCCAAACTGGCCAAGTTTGAACCAGACCTGGATTTATTTGAACGCAAAATGGAATTCTATCGCAAAGAGTATGAGAGAGAATTTGATTTGGTGTTGAGAGACGGAGTGGAGTATGATTTGGACAGTTCGGGCACCTTCACAGATTCCGAAAAACAGACTGAATCATTTCTACGCCTCAAAAGGTAATTCATGAGCAACAGAGAAGATATCACAGTCAATATCATACAGGTGCTGTCAGACATGACACCACCCAGACCCGCATTCATCACACGCGAACCATTTGATGTGAACAAATTGGCCATCACACAGTTTCCAGCTGTGCTGATCACCACTGGCAATGAAACACGCACAGACATCAGCATGGGTGGAGCAAGACGTGGTGTGATAGAAGTGAACATCAGAGGTTTTGTGAGATCAGATGGCAGAGTGGGACAGATACAGACTGTGGATCAAAAACGCAACGAAATGATTGAACGCATAGAAGAAACTCTCAACACTCAAAGAAACAGAGAATTGGGAGCAACCAGAGCAGCAACCACACTGGTGCGATCGGTAGAAATTATAGAAAGGACTCCGCCATTGGGTGAGTTTTTGATTATTGCTGAAGTGCAATACTCATTCACCATCAGCGCAGTTTAAACAATGAAGATATTTTTTTCCAATAACAAAGAAAAAAATTCAGTGCCTCAGAGCAAGCGATTACGAGTGCAGGCCACAGGCATACTGATTAAGGATTGGCGCAATGTAGAATTGCGTCAAGTAAACAACAACATTAAACCTAAGGAGTAACCAAATGGCAACATTAACAGGACAATTAGGCCAAGTGAAAATCGGAAACGATTCAGCAGGCGCAGAAACGGCCATAGCAGAAATCAGATCATGGACAGTGGAAGTAACCAAAGAAGTGATTGAAAACACAGCTATGGGAGATGTTTCAAGAACTTACTTGCAAGGTCTGCAAGACTTTACAGGATCTATGGAAGTGATCTATGACACAGCTCACACCACAGCAACCAAAGCGTTTTCACCAGAAAGCAATGACGACTTGTTTGTGGACTTTATCACCAGTTCAGCATCAGGCAGTCAAAAGTTTTCAGGACAAGTGATTGTGACATCAGTATCAAGAACAGCAAGTTATGATGATCTGATCACTGCCACAGTGAACTTTCAAGGCACAGGCGGCATCACACTAGGCACAGTATAATAAGGCACAGGAGCAACCAGACTATGTTGAATGTAAAAATAACAAATGGTCCCAAGGCAGTGCGAGATCTTCAAAAAGATTTGGAGAAATACACTGCCCAGGTTGCTCAAACTTTCTATGAAGAGGTCAAACGGGCCACACCCATAGACAAAGGCAGAGCAAGACGCGGTTGGAACTTATACCGCAAAGACCGAGTATGGCATGTGAATAATCGTGTGCCATATATTAATGTTCTTGAAGAAGGACACAGTAAACAAGCACCTAATGGTATGATAGAACCTGCCATTAGACAAACTATGAGGAGAACCAAATGAGTATATTAGACAATGCCAAAGGGCATTTTAAAGAAAGATTAGCAGGCGGATTAAAAAAGATCACTGTGGATGAATGGAAGACAGATATCTATTACAAAACCGCTTATCCTTTTGCAGTGGAAAGCAGAATCATTCAATTGCAACAGGAAGGTAAAACTGTGGAAGCATTGGTGGAAACCATCATTGCCAAAGCATTGGATCCAGAAGGCAAACCCATGTTCAATAAATTTGACAAGTTCACATTTATGAATGAGATTGACCCTAATGTGATCTTAAGAGTGTGTGGCGCCTTAAACGCTGCTCCGGAGTCGGTTGAGGCAATCTCAAAAAACTCCTAGAGGACACTGAACTGCTCTTGATCTGCAGAATTGCGGACAGGTTGGGCAAAAGCATTGAAGAAGTTATGAACTTCAGTGTCCTAGAATTGAGCACGTGGAGCGCCTATTACAAATGGGAGTATGATCTGGAGAAAAAAAGATCAGACTCTATGAGTACAAAGAGAAGAAGATAAATGGCACCGACCACAACTACTATAAATGTAGAAGTCAAGGATAATGCCTCCAAGGTTTTACGAGACATTGGCAGCAGTCTTGGTACCATTGGTAAATTGGCGGGAGTTGCATTTGGAGTAAAAGAAATTGCTCAAGCATTAAACAGTTATCAAGAATTCAGCAACAGAGTAAAAAATGCCACCAGCAGTGTGCAAGAATTCACAGCGGTACAAAGTGCTCTAACCAGTGTTGCTATAAAAAATTATACTTCATTGAGCAACACTGCTGATTTGTATGCTAGATTAAAATTAACCACAGGCGATTATAATATAACTCAAAATGATTTAATTAAATTAACTGATACATTAACAGCAAGTTTTAAAATTAATGGTGTGAGTGGTCAAGCGCAACAAAGTGTAATTGATAATTTAGGAAAATCATTTCTTAAAGGAACCATTGATGGCAGGGACTTCAATCAAATATTAGCAACTGCTCCTGATATTTTAAAAAGATATTCTCAGGCCACAGGATTAACTATTCAACAATTATACAAATTAGCACAAGAAGGCAGATTATCTTCTGAAGGATTAATTCAAGCATTACAACAAACTGCTGCTCAAGCTGCTGCCACTGCAAATTCACAAGAAGCAACACTGGGACAAAGTTTATCCAATCTAAGCACACAATTTGTTTTAACCATAGGCAAGATTAATGAGGCCACAGGATTCACTCGAGGGTTGTCCATAATATTGGATGGTTTAAGCAAAAATATCGATGCTGTGATTTTGGGTTTAGGAGTATTTTTTACAGTGTTGGCAGTGGGCAAAATTGTTGCTATAACCACAGCAGTTGGAGGTTTGACTAAAGCTTTTATTGGATTAGGCGCTGCAATTCGTGCAATACCAGGCGTAGGCATAGTGGCCGCATTGTTGAGCATTGCTGCTGTGGAAGGTTACAGAATATATGAAAATCTTACAAAAGTAGAAACAGTTTCCAACGCCATTGCTGACAACTGGATGGATTATTTGGAAACAGGAACTCAAATAGATGCTGTAAACAGAAAAATATTAACTGACTTTGACAAATATGTTCAAAAAATAGAAAGTGCATCAGAAACTAATCAAAGACTTAGAGACATTGATCAAGCAAGATTGTCTCTTGGCAGACAATTAACAGAAGAAGAACAAAAAAGATTAAACATTGCATTAGATCAAAAAGAATTAAGAGAAGCAGAAAGTAAATTGCCGGCAATTATTTCTCAAACTAGAGGAGCGTATTCAACTGGCAGTGCTGAACAACAAGCATTACAAGAAAAATTAAAAACTCTTCAAACATTAAGAGATAATGATATTGAGAATGAAGCAACATATCTTAGAGATATGATGATTCTGCAAGAAGAATATGATCGTAAAAAATTAGAAACAAATCAAAAAACCATTGATCAAATGGTCAAACAAATTCTTGCAGGCAATGCCAGTGCTATACAAATACAAAAATTAAGCGATCAAGACAAAATTAAATTGGCCATGAGCACTGGTTTAGAATTATTGAATGAAGCGGGTCAATACAATAAGACTGCTTTCAATGCTGCCAAAGCATTGGCCATATCAATGGCCATAATCAATGGTATAGATGCCACCATTAGTTCATACAGAACAGGCAGTCAATTGGGAGGACCTATATTAGGAGCAGTGTTTGCCGCGGTAACTGCAGCATCCATAGCAGCTCAAATTTCTAAAATAAGAAGCACTCAATACACAGGTGCTAGACGTCAAGGTGGATTGGTGGGAGAAAATCAATCATACTTGGTGGGAGAATCTGGTCCAGAAATGTTCACTCCAAGTTCATCAGGCAGAATCACACCCAATGATCAAATGAGTCAAGGTGTCACTGTGAACTTCAACATCAGCACAGTGGATGCAGATGGTTTTGATGAAATTCTAATCAATCGCAGAAGCACCATAGTGGGCATAATTAATGAAGCAACCAACAAACGCGGCAGAGTAGGAGCTACACAATAATGGCCAACATAGGATATCTTAACGGAGTATCGGCCACACTGGCCACAGACATAGGATTCACAGCAGTGAATTTTCAACAGCGCAACATCACCAAGATTACACAGACTCAGAGTGGCAGATCAGTGCGTGTGAGCAATGCCACCACACTGTGGGCAGGCACACTGCAATTCGTGCCAGGCACACAGGCAGAATACAGACCCATACAAGCATTCTTTGCCAAAGCACGCGGACCTCTCAATGATTTCTATGTGCAGATACCAGGCGTGAGCAATTTTATTGGCACTGACGGCACGAGCACCATGCAAGTGAATGCTGCCGCTGCTGCTGGTGCCACATCCATCACAATTAATGTTGTGAGTGGCAGCACATCCATAGTCAAAGCAGGCAATGTGATACAATTTGCCAATCATGACAAAGTGTACATGGTGGTGACCAATGTCACAGCTAATCCAGGCAACAACACATTCACCATAGAACCCCCTTTGGTCACAGCAGTGCCTCTTACCACTGCGGTCACATACAAAGATGTGTATTTCAAAGTGTTTGCCACCAACGAGTTGCAAGAATTTCAATACACCAACAATGGATTGGTAGCAATGAGAGTGGATGTACAGGAGACTGTTTAATGACTCGCAGTTTATCTGCCAAGCAGAACACATATCTCGCAGGAGACTCTTTGATCAGTGTGGTGTTGTTGGACATCACCATGCCAGATGCCAGTGTGACCAGATACACAGATGCACCTTTCAACATCACTTTTAATTCAAACTCCTACACAGCACAGGGTGAGTTCTTAAGCATCAGCGAAACAGAAGAAAATGCCGACCTGCAAATTGTCAGTGTGACTCTGCAGATCAGCGCACTCACGCTGGCCAATGTGACTGCCTTTGCTGTGAGCAGTATTATAAATCAACCTGTCACTGTGAGAAGAGCATTTTTAAATTTGACCAACAACCAACTGGTTGGTGACTCTGCAGGAGACAATGCAGTGATCATATTCAAAGGCAGAATCAGCGGTTACCAAGTGGCAAATCAGGAAAACACAGCAACCATTTCATTAGAAATCAGCAGTCAGTTTATAAATTTTGACAAAAAAGCAGGCAGAAGAACCAACATAGGCAGCATGCAGATTGAACATCCAGATGATTTCAGCATGGAGTTCAGTGCTACCACGCTGAAAGATATCAAATGGGGCAAAGCATAATGCACGACATACGCAAACTCAAAGCAAAAGAAATGCACCTAATGAAAGATATAATCAAGCATCATGCTGCCAGTGCTGAATTGGGCAACCATGATCCGCTGGACGAATCTATTTGTTTTGAAAATTTTAGGATGGCACTGATTGATCCCAACTTTGAAATATTTGTGTGTGAGCAAAATAACGAAATAATTGCTTATGCTGCCACTCAATTAACACAAAAATTATACAACAACATCATCATAGGCAATGTGGTGATGTTTTTTGTGCGACCAGATGTGAGAAGCAAGACACTGTCAGACCAACTGTGGCAGACTTGCGAAGACGAATTTTATGCAGCAGGCGCAACCATTATGCAGGCCATGTGCATAGCTCATACCGCAGAATTCAAACCCACAGTAGCATTTTTAGACAGAGCACAATCATTCTATCGCAGCAAGGGTGCTGATTGTGTGGGTTACATTCACATGAAAGGATTGGCATAATGGGTGGCATAGGCAGAGGCATAGGCAGAGCAATTAAAAAAGTGGTAAAAAAAGTCACAGGTTTTGTGGGTGACTTCTTTGGATTCAATATCAAACCCATGGGTGCTCCTGATGTGGGTGGTGGTGCAGAACAAGAGCAGGGAGTGCTGCTCAGCAAGACAGGCACCATAGAAGGCATACCTGTGATATACGGTTACAGGCGAGTGGGTGGCACTTTGATATTTGTGGAGACCAGCGGCACCAACAATGCTTTTCTTTATGCTTGTTATGTGATCTGTGAGGGTGAGATTGCTGGGATTAAAAAAATCTTTTTAGATGACAACACGCTAGAAGCACCTGCCAACGGCGCTGCCATGTATCCTGCGGAAACGCAGTTTGAGGTGGGTGGTAGATATTCAGGCAGAATAAAGATGCAATTTTTTATGGGCACCGAAGGCCAAGCGCAAAGCAGTCTGCTGAACGAGTTACCATCATGGGCAAGTAAAAAACGCACCCTGCCTGGTGTGGCCTACGCTGCAATGAGATTTGAATGGAAACCCATCAATGATCAGGCAGACGCAGACAACAATCCTTATCAGGGCGGAGTGCCTAGATTGCAGTTGGATGTGCATGGCAAAAAAATTTATGATGTGACCACACATACCTCAGGCGCTCAACTCAGCGCAGTGTATGGCAGTCTTACCAAAACCTACACAGGTTTGGAAGGCACCAATCCTGCCAATTGTTTGCTGGACTATTTGATGAATCCTAGATATGGTTGTGGCATCAGCAGAGATGAGATTGATGCAGCAAGTTTTAAGACAGCAGCTACCAAACTGAATCAAACAGTGACCTATTTTGAAAGCACCACAGGACCCATCATGACCTGCTGCGCTGCACTGGACAGCAGAAGCAAGTTGCTGGACAATGTTAAAATTCTTATAGGTGGAGCTAGAGCAATTTTACCTTATGTGCAGGGCAGATACAGACTGATAGTGGAGGATGGTGGGCACCCCACAGACATCACCAGCGCTGTGGTGACCACTTCATATGATGTGGATGTGAACGAAATTGTGGGAGGCATCACACTCACAGGTGAAACCAAAACCAGCAAGTACAATCAGGTGATTGTGAACTATGTGGATCCCAACAGAGATTTCACAGTGCAGCAGGTGTTTCACAATGTTGCACAAGATTTAGCAATTGACGACGACGAACCTTTGTCTGGAGAGTTTACATTTGGCACACTCACCAACGAATACATTGCCAAAAACATGGCCAGATACATCTATCTCAAAAGCAGAACACAGACCGGCATTGAATTCACTGCCACACAGGAATTGATCAATCTGGTGCCAGGAGACATCATACGGATCACTGACACTGTGCTGAATTTAAATCTAAAAACATACAGGATCATCAACATGAAATTGAATGTGGATGGCAACATTGGTATATCTGGCACAGAACATGTGGCCACCATATATCCTTATGTGAGAGGCGATCAGCAGGACAACCCAAATCCTACACCAGATCCTGAACCAGTGCCCACGCCAATAGATCCACCACCCACACTACCACCAGAAGTACCACCACATGTGTTTGCATACGCCACGCCAATATTACCCACAGGTGCTGCATTAATTTTTGATGCTGCTGATCCTGTGATTAGAAATGATCCTGCCAACACCGGTACTTTTGCTGAAGGTTGGAGAGAAGGTGCACACATACTGTTTTTTCCAGTGGGCAGTGGCAGTTTACAAAGTGGCATACAGTTGATTGCTGCGCCAAAAAATGGTTTGATCACTCATGTGAGATTCAGAGCATTTGACAACAATAAAAATGAAGTAAGAATCAATTGGAACACAGGATTATCCTATCCTCAAGGTTTTACATTTGGTTCCACTGACTCAAAAGGCCAAAGACTGCCAGCTGGCATTCCCAGTTTTATCATGAACAAAAACCTTTTTTACGAAGTGCGTGGTGTGGAATACATACAGGGCAAAGAAAAATTGTACAATTTAATGCTGCCAGCTGTGGCAGAATTTTTTGGATACTGGGCGCCGGGACTGCCATACTCTTCATTAACACTCATTGCAAAACCTTATGGATTACAATTAAAATCAGCAGCGCAGGCAGTGGGCAGATCTTATCCTTTGTTTGATTTAGAGTATTTTGTAAATTATCTTGCAAGCACCTATGGAGCAAACACTGCAGGTTCAACTAATCTAGGAGCATAGATGCCAGGCACAGGATATTTTGACATCAGCAACAGTGTGTATGTGACCAAGGGCACTCAAACATGGAGCAGTTATGCCACGTGGACTGCATTCACACAATGGTCTGGCACACCCAGCAGCACACTGCAGTTCACCACACAGGTGTATGATTTAGGTTATGTGGATTTTGTAAACACTTTGTTGAGCATCAGTGCCAGTTTGCCTGCCAGCACCAACATCACATACGGCACCACTGTGGACAGCGCAGGAGCAATTGTGGGTGCCACCACCTACGCAGTGACACCTGGTCAAAATCCTGTGAATGCACTGTATGGTAGATATTTTCAGTTTGAAATCAATCTTGCACAAAGCAGCGCAGCAGACATTGCTCCTTCCATCAGTGACATCACTCCATCTTTCAGCACCACACTGAGAACCATCACACAAGCAGACATCAACACCAGCACACTGACAGGTAGTGTGGGGCAGCGCAATCTCACATTCAATGTGAACACAGGCAAACTCACCAACATACTCACACAAGCACACATTCAAAATCTTGGAGACTCTGCGCAAGACAACGAAGTGCCTATAGTGTTGGTGGACAAGAGCAGCACACCTGTGGTGTTAAATATATTTGATGCAGACAGCTACGGCAAGCGTCGTAGAATAGACTGCAGACTGGATGTGCAGGCACAATTTTTACCATTGTTGGTGGCAGACAGCAACGGCAACATCAGGGAGAACACATAATGTCTTGGCCCAGCGTATTACCCAACAGTGCTGCATTTGATGCAGATGCAGATTCAGTAGCGGCCAGCAGACCTGAACTCAAAAAGATGTCAGATGCTGTGAACACCCTGGCCAGCAATGTGTTCACTGGAGGATCTACCACAGGCACCATCACACCAGATGTGGCCAATGGAGAAATACAGCGTATCACACTCACAGGCAACATCACCATGAACGCCTTTGCCAATCCTGTCACAGGTCAACGTCTTACCATGATATTCCGTCAACCCACTTCTGGCAGCACATTTGACCTCACCAGCAGCATGCTGTGGGAGAATGGTGCAGAAAGTCTCACACAGATCAATTCAGCTGTGGACACTGCTGACATTTTTTATGATGGCATCAATTATTTTGCCAGAATGAATTTTGCACACGGCAGTGTGGAGGTGTATCCAACTTTAATAAATCCGCTCACAGAAGATTTAGAGACCAATGATTTTTTAATTAAAAACACTGCAGACAGTGCAGGAGAAACATTGCATTATTTGCATTTAGGTGTGAATGAACCTGTAGGTACAAGCACTCCTACAATTAGACAATTTACCACATTGGGTGCTGATAACATATCGATCGGTAGAAAAAGAGATTATTCCACATCAACTGACAGACCAAGAATTTATGGTCCTTTAAACAATTCTGGAGTGGTGCAAGATATAATATTTGGTGAACAAATCACTGGAGTTACTGCCAGCAGAGTGGCATTTGATTGTGGCCTCACTGTGCCTCACACATCTACCACAGGAGCAGCACAGATTGATTTATTAAGACGCAGCAAATTAAGATTCATAGCAGCAGGCGCAGTCACAGACAATGCTATAGAATTTCAACCACCTGCCAGTATTACCACCACAACCACATTCACATTACCCAATGGTGATGGCACTGCCAATCAGGTTTTAACTACCAATGGTTCTGCCACATTGAGTTGGACCACTGCCAGCACAGAACTCAGCACAGACACCACACCACAACTGGGTGGTGATTTGGATGTGAACACCAGAAAAATTGTGAGCACTGCCAGCGGCAACATAGAATTGCAACCAAACGGCAGCGGAGATGTGTATCTTACGGCAGACACTGTGAGAGTGGGTGACAACAACGCCAATGTGACCATTACCACTAACGGCACAGGTGATTTAATTCTCAACACCAATGCTGGTTCAAGTTCAGGTTCCATTACCATAGAAGATGGCAGCAACGGCAACATCAACATGTTACCTGATGGCACAGGTGCCATAGTGTGCAGCGACAAAGTGCTACGACAGGTAGAATTCAAAGACTATGCTGAAACAGTTTACAATCAAGGCAATGTCACTGGTTCATTCTCCATCACAGTGGCCAACGGCAACACACAGCGCATGAGATTGACTGGCAACATCACATTCACTGGATTTGCAGATGCCAGAGAAGGTCAAACCATCACACTGTTGATCACACAGGACGGCACAGGCAACAGAACATTCACAGAAGGTTTGGATTCAGCAGGCAGAATGTTATTTGCAGGTGGTGTGAGCACACTCAGCACCACGGCCAACAGCACTGATATCATGAGCATCAGTTACATTGGTGGCACCTATTGGGGCAGCATCAACAAGAATTATTCGTAGCATGTTGGGCAGCAGCAAACAAAACGCTTTGGGTAGAAGAAACAGCAGTGAACCTGGCAACCCTGGATCACCAGGCGGATTTGGCAGTAGCAGTCCTAATTTGGCCTATGTGGCAGAGGATTATATCAAGGCAGACTATGTGGATGATACCGAATAATATGTGGTTTAACAGCATAAAATCGTCTGTTTTTAGGGCAAAATATTCACTATGCGGCACTTGTGTTCCAAGTGCCATAAATATCAAACAAAAGGAGTAAATCATGGCCTGGGCCACAGCAGCAAACATTATCACTACCAATTTGGACGCCAACACAGATTCACCTGCAGCAGCACGTGTGAACATCAAAGCAGCACTGGACGAACTGGTGATTGTGATCAACGGCCGTGGACAAGTGAGTGGTGTGGCACCATTGAATGCCAGCACCAAAATTGATGCTCAATACCTGCCTGACGAAATCAACAGCACAGCAAGCACAGCACTCACACTGGATCCTGCCACTGGCAAAGTTTTACTGGAAGAAATATTAAATTTAAAACCACAGACTGTGAGTCAGCTGAATGCACGCACAGATCGTGCCAGAGGCGATGTGGCATTCTGCAGCAACGGAGATGCAGGCACAGAATGTTTGGCAGTGTGTGTGATAGAAGATTCATCCGCAGGCGGCACACCAGTTTGGAAACGCATTGCCATCACCACTGCGATATCCACCACATAAGCATGCCCACAAAGAAATTTTGTGAAAAGACTCGACGCCGAGGGGTGATCAAACGTCGTGGTCTGAGAAGCAAATACACTCCTGACATCATCACTCTGCAGCAGGCACACGAATGGCCCTGCTGTGCCAATTGTGACCACACTGAATACAGATTTAGAACCATCAGACCCGATGATCGCTACATGAATCTGCCTGTGCATGATTGGGCCTATGTGATGAATTGTGCAGTGTGCGGATACGTGATCGGTCGTATCATGCGACCAAACACAGTGAGCAAATAAAAACTCATCATAAATATTTGAGGGCATCAGGTTAGTGATAAGCTATCACCTCATCACCTAGTCTCCCGGTGCCCTTTAAACATTTTGGCAAACCTCAGTGTTGCTTTCTCAGTCAAACTCACATACAATCTAATTGATTTGTTTTGGATCAACAAATCATATATGATGCTGAACAGCAGTGAGTTATACCAAGGTAGAAGAACACTGCTGTTCACAAAACACACCCACACACTCTAATCCACATATATACACAGTAGGCAATGGTAGGCAATTCATACATTCAGCACAACCAAACACAAGAGTTTAGATCACCCTCTGATTGATCAGCTATGGTTGTACAGCGACACAGTTAAGCAAGGACTGTATAAACAAATGAGCAGTGATGCAGAACGATTTTGGAAACTTTTGTCGTTCTGGTTCGCACACTGGTAGTGTCAACTCACCTGACTGTGTGTGAATGGAAGTGGTCTACCTTAACAGGTTGTCAAGATATGCAAACCCTTTGACGTGATAGATTGATGCAGTGAGTCTCTAGGAGAACTTTTTGGTATTATTTTACTAAAAGTTCTCAACTTCAACCTGGCAAGGAGGAGAAGAAAGAACAAAGAGAAAAAAACACGAACTTCTTGTAAAGAAGTGAGTAATACGAACTTTAGTTCGTATTCAATCTATCACACACAACCACTCAGAATAATCAAAACAGTTCCAACTCACTTGACACACAGATCACTCTGATGCTATAATCAATTACACTATGAGTAAAAAAATTCAAGATCATTTGAATTGTGAAATGATACTGTTGGAAAGAACCTACAACACACAAAATCGTTGGGATCTAAGATGTCGCACACATGGTGCCCACATCAAATGGTTGACGGATCACACAGCACAAATGATTTGGGATCAGGTTGCACACTATCAGTTGCACACAAAAAAAACTTGCTGGCGATAATAAATATTCAGTGTGAGTGTCTCCTCCGGCATATACCGCTCACACACCTTTTGAAGTCTTAGTCACACAATCCACACACTGATCACCCACACGCTGATGTTCTGGTATGGCATATCTGGCACAGGTCGCACAGTGCCAATACCCTTCTCTAGGTCTATCTTCTGAATAGTCTGTGGTGTGATGCTCGCTGAGTGCTATGTGCAGTATCAAATCTTCGGTTTCTGGTATCAGATAGATCTCATCACCCTCTGTATCATCTTCCCAATCATATTCTTTGTGATCATAGTATGGCGCCAACTGTGGATAGCGCTCCGTCCACTTGGCACTCTGTGCTTCAGTGAGTCTGTAGAATCTACCTGCCATGTGCTTTGATTTTTTGAATGTCCAAGGTTTCAATCACACACTGTGGAGTTAT